CAATTTTTTAAAATTTTTTATATCCGCAAGCTAAATGCTTACGGCTATAAAAATAGGTCAAATTGTCCTATTGGCAAACGGGAAACAGTCGTGCTATAAACGGGCTATGTTCAAGTCACTCCCATTCACACCCCGCGTCGTTAAGGCGACCGAGCAGCGTTTGAACGCTATATATGCTGCTTCTAATTTAGGGTTAAAAGGAGATGCACTGGCGTTGGCAGCGGGGATGCTGCCTACGGAATATAGACAATTGTGCCAATTTGACCCAATGGCCGAGATGGCCGCACAAAAGGGCAAAGCCGATAACGAACTGCAAGCCGCCCGCCGACTGAACGAGGCGTCTGAAGGCGGCGACGCTAAAGCGAGCCTGGCGATCTTGCAGCATTGCCACGGCTGGACGTCCAAGACCGAGATCAGTGTCGACGTCTACCAGAAGATCAGTGTGCTGACTGCCTTGGAAGAAGCCCGCGCCAGAGTAATCGAAGGGCAAGCAGTCGAGGTTGAAATAGAAGATAAGCAACCGCGCAAGCAAATGATTCACGTGGAACCTAATGCAACAGCCGGTCTATAGCTCGGAGGACGAACAGAAGCTCATGGTTGAGCTATGGAGTCCTCAAATTAAAGACGACCCCGAGGCGTTTGTTCTGCTGGCCTTCCCCTGGGGCCAGAAGAACACACCGCTGCACAAGTTCCGTGGCCCGCGCAAATGGCAACGCGAGGTGCTGCGCGACATCAAGGCGCACATTGCAGGGAACAAGGGCAAGATCCAAATGGACACCCTGCGGGAAGCGGTGTCATCAGGACGCGGGATCGGCAAGTCGGCCTTAGTCTCTTGGCTGGTGTTGTGGATGCTGACCACCCGCATCGGCGGCAGCGTCATCATCAGCGCCAACTCGGAAAGTCAGTTACGGTCGGTGACTTGGGCCGAGCTGACCAAGTGGGCGGCGATGACCATCAACAACCACTGGTTCGAGATCAGCGCAACCAAACTGGTGCCAGCGCAATGGTTGTGCGAGCTGGTCGAGCGTGACCTGAAGAAAGGCACCCGTTACTGGGCCGCAGAGGGCAAACTGTGGTCGGCAGAGAATCCAGACAGCTACGCCGGTGTCCACAATCAAGACGGCATGATGTTGATTTTCGATGAGTCCAGCGGCATACCGAATCCGATATGGGAAGTCGGCGCCGGGTTCTTTACCGAGAACACACCCGATCGCTATTGGTTTGCCTTTAGCAACCCGCGCCGCAACGAAGGCTACTTCTTTGAGTGTTTCCACGCCAAACGGGCGTTTTGGAACACCCGCAGTGTCGACGCGCGCACGGTTGAGGACACCGACAAGCAGGTCTACGAGCAGATTATTGCGGAATACGGCGAGGATTCACCGCAGGCCAAGGTCGAGGTGTATGGGGAATTCCCCGACGCGGGCGAGGATCAGTTTATTAAGCCCATGCTGGTTGAGGATGCCATGCACCGCGACCGCTGGAAGGACACTACGGCACCAATAGTATTAGGGATCGACCCCGCCAGAGGTGGCGCTGACTCGACCGTGCTGGTGGTGCGCCAAGGGCGCGACATTGTGGCAATCAAACGCTACTCGGGCGAGGACACCATGACGATTGTTGGGCGGGTGATCGACGCCATCGAGGAATTCAAGCCCACGCTGTCGATTATCGACGAAGGTGGCCTCGGTTACGGCATACTTGACAGGCTGACAGAGCAGCGTTATAAGGTACGCGGGGTAAACTTTGGCTGGAAGGCCAAGAACTCCATTATGTGGGGCAACAAGCGGGCTGAAATGTGGGGCACCATGAAGGAATGGCTGAAAACAGCGTCCATTCCGAGCGACCGTCAGCTAAAAGCCGATTTGGTTGGCCCCATGAAGAAGCCTAACAGCAGCGGCACCATTTTCCTTGAGGGGAAAAAAGAGATGCGTAGTCGTGGATTGGCCTCACCGGACGCTGCCGACGCGCTGGCTGTCACTTTTGCCTTCCCCGTTGCACACCGCGAGTATCGCGAAGCAACCCGGCGCCCCGCGTCATCCCACGCCAGCGTAACTAACTCATGGATGGGTTCCTAACATGCCCCTCGTCAAATCAAAATCACCCGTTGCCTTTCGCAAGAACATCAAGGCCGAAGTCGCTGCGGGCAAGCCGATCAAGCAAGCCGTGGCGATAAGTTACGCGGTCAAACGCGCTGCGGCGGGTAAGAAGAAAGGCAAGTAGTGGCCTATCAAGACACAGGCATTAACGAAGCGGGCGCAGTCTCGTCAGGCGGCACCAAGTCTGACCGTGACAACGGCGAGATGCTGGCGACCATGCGTACGCGCCTGACGATGGCGATCGCCGCGTATTCGGATAGCCGCGAAGATGAGCTGGACGACCTGCGCTTTCGTGCTGCATCACCGGATAACCAGTGGCAGTGGCCTGCCGATGTGCTGGCAACACGCGGTTCGGTGCAAGGCCAGACGATCAACGCCAGGCCTTGCCTGACCATCAACAAGCTGCCGCAGCATGTGCTGCAAGTGACCAACGACCAGCGCCAGAACCGGCCCAGTGGCAAGGTAATACCGGCTGACGACAAGGCCGACATTGAAGTAGCCGAGATATTTAACGGTTTGGTGCGGCACATCGAGTATATCTCGGACGCGGACGTGGCCTACGACACCGCGTGCGACAACCAGGTGACGTTTGGTGAGGGTTACTTTCGCATCCTGACCGAATACTGCGACGACAACACGTTTGAGCAGGATTTGCGAATTGGGCGCATTCGCGACAGTTTTAGCGTCTACATGGATCCCACAATACAAGATCCTTGCGGTTCGGATGCTGAGTGGTGCTTCATCAATCAAGAAATCACCAAAGACGAATACGAACGCGAGTTCCCCGATGCCGCAACGCTGTCTAGCCTGCAATACGGCGTGGGTGACGGGCAATTAAATGCGTGGATCAACCAAGACACGGTTCGGATCGCGGAATACTTTTACATCAAGCACGAAGCAAAAAAACTAAACCAATACCCCGGTGGAATGACCGCAATAGCGGGATCACCCGAGGCCAAACAAATTGAAATGATGGGTTTGACTGCAACGAGAACCCGAGATGTAGACGTTCGGACGGTCAAATGGTGCAAAACCAACGGTTTTGAGGTGCTGGAAGAACGCGATTGGGCGGGTAAATACATCCCCGTTATCCGCGTAATTGGCAACGAATTTGAGATTGATGGTCGCATGTACGTCAGCGGGCTGGTGCGTAACGCCAAAGACGCGCAGCGCATGTATAACTATTGGGTTAGCCAAGAGGCCGAGATGCTGGCACTGGCACCCAAAGCACCGTTTATTGGCTACGGTGGTCAATTTGAGGGTTACGAGCAACAGTGGAAAACGGCCAACATCAACAACTGGCCGTATCTGGAAGTCAATCCCGATGTGACCGACGGGCAAGGTGGCCCGCTGCCGCTGCCGTCAAGGGCGCAGCCGCCGATGGCCTCCAGTGGCCTCCTGCAAGCCAAGGCGGGGGCGTCAGACGACATTAAAAGCTCAACGGGGCAGTATGACTCTAGTCTCGGCGCCACCAGCAACGAACGCTCGGGGCGCGCTATCTTGGCGCGTGAAAAACAGTCGGATACCGGCACCTATCACTACGTGGACAACCTGGCGCGCGCCATTCGCTACGCCACACGGCAACTGGTCGATCTGATTCCGAAGATTTACGACACGCAACGCATTGCGCGGATTATCGGCATGGACGGCGAAACCGACCAAGCCATGATTGACCCGACGCAACCGATGCCGGTCAAGAAGATTCAGAACGAGCAAGGCATTGTTATCAAGAAAATCTACAACCCCAACGTCGGCAAATACGACGTGGCGGTGACGGTTGGCCCAAGCTACATGACCAAGCGCCAAGAATCGCTGGACGCCATGAGCCAACTGCTGCAAGGCAACCCGCAACTGTGGGCGGTGGCCGGTGACCTGTTCATCAAACACATGGATTGGCCGGGCGCGCAAGAGATGGCAAAACGCTTTGCCAAGACGATTGACCCCAAACTGTTGTCCGACGAGGACGATCCGGCATTGCAAGCGGCTAACCAGCAGATGCAGGCAATGGGGCAAGAAATGCAGCAGATGCAACAGATGCTGCAAAACGTCAGCCAGTCGATGGAAGCGCAGACGTTGAAGGTCAAAGAGTTTGAGGCCGAGGTCAAAGCCTACGACGCGGAAACCAAACGCATCAGCGCGGTGCAGGCCGGAATGAGCGAAGAACAGATCCAAGATATTGCAATGGGCGTGGTCGCGGCGGCAATGGAATCGCAAAGCATGATGAACCAGATGCCGGAGATGCGCGAAGAATCCATGCCGATGCAACAGGAACAAATGCCACCCGAAATGATGCCGCCTGAAATGATGCCACCGCAAGGGATGCCACCGATGGGAGCGCCACAGTGAAATGCACCGACTTTTTAGGGATGCTGTTTTTGGCGCGAGATGTAGCGCACTCGGTACACCTCAACACCCGCAGCTACTCCAAGCATGTAGCCTTAAACATCTTCTACGAGCGCATTGTGAGCGCTGCCGACGACTTTGCCGAAGCCTATCAAGGGCGGCATGGTTTAATCGGCCCGATCTCGCT